TGCAGACACGATTGTTGCATTTGTTGCTACGACTGAAACGCTTGTTCCAACATCAACTGTTGCAATAAACTTTAGTGCGTCAGCAGCATCTACTGAGTTGTCTGCAGGTACTGGCAATGATGCAGGTGTAGAGATTGCTGATGCTGTAGCGTTTGCTACAGAATCCAATGATACAGCAACTGTCATTACAGCAGCACTTGCAGGTGTTGCTACGATTGTGCCCAAAGTCATGGCTGCAACCATGCCTAGTGCGATTTTCTTAAATGAGTTCATTTAATTTATTCCTTTTCTTTATATTAGATTGAATCTATCCAAATAGTCTTTTACATCTTTTGGCATAGGTTTATATTCTATCACATTTGAGGTATTTGAGTCAAATACATCTTTAGATCTTTCCCTAAACGTATGAATCTCAACTTCCTGATCTATATTTTTTGGAGTATGTGATATTGCTCCAAATATTGCTCCACACACAGCATCTGCTAAATCCTTAGAAGATTTTCTGGGGTGATCAACTCTATTATTTTTCATGATTTTTAATTCTGTTAGTTCTTCAAACAAAAGTTCTATTGCAGGCATAACGAGTCTTTCCTCGTAAACTAGCATAGCCATATCCTCATAATGTTTTTTAGCAACAGAAACAGTTTCAGTTCGCATACCTACCTGCTTTAATTCATTTTGAATATCAAAAGACTGCCAACGGTCAAAAGAAACCATACCAATGTCAAAACCTTGTCTTCTAAGATTTTGAATCCATAACTTTACCTCTGATAGGTTTACTGGTCCTTCAACTTTTGGCTCCCAATAAACTACAGCATCTACTACAACTACTGGTGCAACTTGTTGATAATCTTTAATTACCTGAATGTTTACCCATTTTTCTACATGTGCAATTGCTACAGCACACTTGTCATGTTTTTGTGCAAGGTCAGCATGAACGTAATACTTTTTGTTTGGATCTGGCTTAAATGTTTCATCAAATCTTTTATATGAGTCAATTGGATTTCTTATAGTCATACATGATCTTACTTTTTCTACCTGTTTAAAAAAAGCATCAGTTGAATATGTTGGCACACATGCAAATCTTTGCATTGCATCGCCAAGGTCTGTATAAAAAGCCAACTTAAAGTCATCAATTTTTCTAGTAGGATTAACAACCCAAGTAGGACGCTTTAATGCAAACACTCCTGGATATTTGTAAGAAACTATGTTCTCTTCATCCCAAGTAATTTTTAATGTATTTCCCTCAGAATCTTCAGGTAGGTCCTCATTCATAACAAATGTATGATCTTTTGATATAACATCTTTTTCCATAATAACAGAGTCATATCTTTGTGAAATAAAGTCCCCTGGGTAACGAGGGAATGAAAGAAGAGCAACCTTTCCAAGATCAGGAAAACGAGAATCTACAGAAGCGCGAAACGCTTTATAGATATTGTCAGCAGTCTTACCCTGATCGTTTCCCGTACCAACCTCATTTGCAAAACCAGAAATCTCGTCAAGTACTGCAAGAATCAAGTTTAAACCCTCATGGGATTCACGCTCTGAGTGACCAGAGTAAACAGTTATTGCTTTGTCAAACTCAATACTTTCTGCTTTAGGGTTATACTTACCAGCAAACCATGGGGACTTCTCAATCTTTGTTTTAAATCCTTTAAAAAAAACATTTTTTGCTTGCTGTGCGTTAATAGCAACATTGATTAAGTCAATGGCATCTCCAGAGGGCTTACCGAAGTATCTTGCAGGGTCTTTAAGACATAATAATTTATATACAATATACGCACATGCTACTGTTGATACGAAGTCTTTTCCAGACCCCTTCCCAAGTTGTAGAATGACTTCATTCTTTGTATATTTTTTATAATAGCGTCTTCCTTCTTCATTACCAAGAAGATCTATCAAATCCTCTTGTTTATATATTTGGCTCATGGCCTCAACAATGTCATATTGTACTTGAGATAGTGGAGGCTGACCAAGATAGTCTTCACCCTCAACAAATGTTTTAGCATCTACTGGAGTTTCTTCAAAATTATTATTTTTTAAAACCTCAAGAAAATCTTCAAAGTTAGTCATTATGTATTACCGTAATTACCTCATCTTGTTTGGCAATTGAAGAAAGCCTTTTCATAATTTCATCACGAATTTCTGGATATTCAGATGCTATATCTTTTAAAATTGACATCAGAACTTCTTGTCTTTTTTCAATTTCAATCATTTCTTCAGCAAGTTCTTTGTTTTCAAGAAGCCCAGCCTTTTGTAGCATGTCAATTCTCTTAGATTCAATATCCATAACGAGTTTAATCGCTGTTGTTTTTGCAGTGAGATTGTTTGTCATTGATGCTTCATCAATAACTTCATAAGATTTTGATATAAGTTTGCTATAGTGTGTGTCTGCTGCTACAAGTGCTTCTTTTGCACGAGCACGAATTGCAGCATTATCGGAAGCCATAGTCTTCCACTCATCAATATAAGCAACAACTCTTTGTCTTGGAATATCTAATTGTTTTGAAATTACAGTTGGATCATTGCCCTTTAGGTATTCTTCAACTACATTATTTACTTGATCTAAGTGCTTTACTAGGTCTTCTTCAGTTGACATATTTTCCTTCTAACCTATTGATTTCATCTTTAATATAAAAAATTGCTTTTTCTAAATCTTGTATAGTTTTGGACTCATCTTTAAGTCCTGCCCTCCATAAATATTTAAATGCATTTCCAATGTTAAAGTTACGATGACGAGTAATCTCAATGCACTCAATACCAGATGGATCTGAGGTGTAATGAAGCGGGTTGTTTACTTGGTCAACAGTTATTTTTATATTTTTGCTCATGACGACACCATATTAAAAAAGTTTTTATATTTTTGATAAGGAATAACTAATGGGTCAACCCACCAATCTTCATGTGGTAGTCTTACAACCAAAGAGTAACCAAGAGCACTTAAGATTTCTCTCTGTGCATCTCTCATTTCTTTGTTTTTGTAATCAACTAAATAGTCATGCTCAAAAGATATTATAGAAAAACGGTATGTATTGAGTGGTATTGCAATCAAACCAAGTAAAGAAAGGTCGCTGTTTCCAACTGCCCTGCCCAAATCATCATAACCAGCATCAATATCTATCTGTAGGTAGTCAATCTGCTTTGAGAAATTATTTTCTTCAAAGTACTTAATATAATTAAACTGTGTTGCATCACCAAGAATACATGGATTTTTTCTATTTTCAGAAAACTCTTTATGAAATTCTGGAATTATTTCAAATGAAACACCAGTCCAATTAAAATCTTTTTCTAGTTTATATGTGGTGCTGCCATTTTGAGAATGAAAAGCACCAAGTTCTACATACAAACCATTCTTTTTATTTTCTAAAATTTCTAAAACAAAATCTTCTACATTGTTAATATGCTTCATAATCTTCCTCATCATCTAAACTAAAATCAAAAGTTTCTGGAAACTGTCTTAATAATGAAAATGCAAATAAGCATCCTACTGCTCCAACTACGCCTGACAAGATCAACATCTTTTCTATTTTTTTCATCGTTTTGACTTTCTTAAACCAAATTTAGCAAGATAAACATAAACAGTTTCAACGGTAACACTACACTCTATCGCTATTTCTTGCGGAGTTTTTTTATCAAGTATATATCTTTTTTTCAACCATACTTCATTTGTATAAAGTTTGTTGCTCATACACTTATTCTCCAATTCATGGTTTTTGGACCCATTTTTATCAAATCCATCATGTGATCTTTATATTGCTTATTAAGTTGATTATAAAGTTCTGGATTAACAAACTCTAGTTTATCTGTAACTGAGTATAGCATTTCTCCAGTGTCTTTGTCAATACCAGAAATCTCTAAAGCATTTTGTAATAATAGATGCTCAATCATCGCCTCTGTTTTTAAATCCATTACAATACTGCCTTTTCCCAATTATTAATAGCCCAATGCCCAATGCCACAAGCATCTGCAACATCATTATCAATAATAGTTCTATCATACTGAATGTTAATAAATTTAATAGTTCTTTGCTTTCTTATTTCTCTTTCATAAGATTTTAGCCATGAGTCAGACTTGTTAGGATTTTGAGACTTTATGTAAAATTTTTCATCTTTAGATATTTTTTTATTACCAATATAGTTTTGCCAAGTTATGGGCGCTACTTTACCAATAATCTTTGTACCAGATTGCCCTGCTGCTCCAAGAATAGCACCCTGTACAAGTGCAAGATCGGCAGCGGTCTTAGGGCTATTCATAAAAACTGTATGTTCAATTACAATTGCTTCAAAACCATCATAAATATCTAAAAATGCTTTAACTTTTTTACCAGCATCCATAACTTTTTCATATGTGTTTTTGCCTTCAAAATTGATCTTTCCAACGCTTACTATTTCTTTTTTAAAAGTATCAAACATAGCAAAAGCAAGGCTATTGGTACTAGCATCAATAGCACAAATTCGTTTAGGAGTAATCTCTGCTCCCCATTTATTTTTTACCATTTGCTTTTCCTTTAATTTCTTTTAATGCTTTTGAAACATCTGATGGCTTTACCGTACAAGTAGAACATAATGAATCATCATTATATATAGATAAAAGTTTTTCACAAGATTTACATATTCTATTTTTACCTTTTCTTTTTTGTCTTCTTGTTAGTATATATCGTTGTGCTATTTTTTCTTTTGTTGCAGACTCTCTACATTCAGCAGAACAATATATCTGATAGGTAATATCTGTTTTAAAATGTTTATCACACCAACTACAATGTTTCATCTTCCAGCAACTCCAGAGGTTTAATTTTTAGATCCCCTGTCCCTGCTTCGGCACATGTTTTTTGTAATGGACAAACCTTACAGATCTTTGAATTTGATCTATATGTTTTTTGAGGCAAAGTTTTATCTTCCCATGCCTTGCGAACTGTTCGCATCCAATCAAATGCCTGGTCTACCCACCGACGGTAATGATCGTTTACTTCTACAGGAATTATAAGTAAGTCATGGTTATTTTTATTTTCATAAATCAATGCTCCCTTATCTTTCTTGAGAATCTTCATATACATAATTAATTGCATTAGGTGGCCAGTCTTCGGCTTCCTGCTTGCTTTTCTATATTCAAAGCCTTCATTCATCATGGTTTTAATTTCACCAAGAATGGTTTGGCCATTATAATTAAGCATTACATCGCCATACCCTGAAATTGGTGGGTCGTCATGCTTGATTCTAAACTCTAGTGCTGGATGAATTTGCTTCTTGTACTTGCTTGGTTCTGGATCAAATTCCATATCTTCTGCTAAAAGTCCAGCATTCATAACAGCATCTTGTATTCTGTCATGGCTAAGTGTTCCACTGGTTCTATTTGCTACACCAAAAGCATCTGCATCATCATGGAAAATTCCACCTTCAAATGCAAGGTACCAATACCTAGCACATTCTCCTGCTCCGTATGTCAAAGAAGATGGAGCAAAAGTTGTTTTCTTTTGAAAACGTGGCTTTAGATTAACTGTATAGCCATTCCTAATTGCCTCAATAAGTCCATCGGTAAATGTTGGCTCTTCCGCTTTATTATTTGTTTCTGGTCTAATCATAACTTGCTTTAGTAAATTTTTTGTCATTATATTAAAACTCTTTTCTATTCTTATAATTATAGCAGATATCAGCGTGTTATGTATTTAAGTGCAGAGACCAAGTTATTAATTGACTCTGCTGCAGTATAATAAAGATTTTTTTTGCCACGATCAGACTTATCAACATTTGCCATCCAAGTTGCTTTAAAAGCCATCTTTGCTGCAATGGCCTGAAGTCTAACAATTTCAACAGTGGCAACATTGAGTGGAATATCTGGCTTAATGATTATCTTAGCAATAAAAGTTAGTGCCGTAGTTAACTCTTCATCTTCCATGTAATCTGCTATTTCTGCAAGACCATTTACCATATCTATTGTTGTTTTTTCTTGTTCCATTATTCCTCCACTAAATCTTCCAATATGCTCATCTCAATTATAGCAAGTCTGATTTTAAAATTGCCATCGCCCATAACTACAACAATTGCTGGATCTTTACCATTCTTCATCGCATCGGTTGTAGCCTTAGCCCAAACCTCTTTATTTAAAGTAAAAGACTTGCCAACCTCTTTAAAGTCTATAACAAAGTTCTTCCAAGAAGCATCTCCTTTTTGAGTATTGCGACCAGAATTTTTATGCTGTTTTGCACCTATTCTTTTTGACTCACTTTTCTCCGTCAAAATCGGCCTTCTTTCTTTTGCCAAGACTTACCCTGCTTAAATGTTTATCTTTACACATCCAGGTCATTTCTTTTGTTTCAGCATATAACCTTAAAGATGATACTTCTACTTTGCATTTATGACAAACAAACTTTCCATGATAAACTGTATAACTAGGCATTTAGTTTAGCCTTGATAGATTCTTGCAAGTCAAGATCCTCTCTTACACGATTAACGAATGCCTCTTTACCCTGGACTTTTGAGCCGTCTGGAAGGATGTACCAAGCACCTGTGCGTTCTACAATACCGTTTAGTTCAGCAGTA